ATCTCTGGTGAAGGAGTATTCCAAAAAGATTTCGCTTGGTATGTAAGAAAGTTCGTTGGTAAAATCAACGGTCAAGATGTATTCAAGACTGAAGATTTTGACAACGGTTATGTCTTTGCCTGATGTAATCATAGAGGGGTTATTAACAGTCTCCTCTCTATAATTACCTCACCAAAGTAACACTCTGGGCGCGTAGTGCGTTGCATCGGTAAGTCCCAGTGATGTCTTGCTTGTTTACAACAAGGCATCGACAATTTCAACCCTATTCAACACAAACCCATGTCCAAAGAAGTGATGATTTCCCTGCTGAATCGTGCTAATAATGGTAGTGATTTGCTTGCTATTCTTGATGCTCTTATTGAGAACGAAGGAGACAACATTACCACTGATGCAGTAGACTTCAGCGGCAATCCTGTTAGCTTCTGATAACATGTAAGGGGGTCTATTTTGCCCCCTTTTTTACTAGAATATATAAAGATTATGCAAAAAAAGTATTAAAAAAGGTTTTATAAATGTATATGCGTTGTTTGTATCGTTCTTGAGAATGTGTGATTTAAGTGTACTCAGCAGTGTATCTGGGGTGTCTTCGTAGTTACTCTGAGGGTCTTTTTATTCTCAATTAAATGTGCTCAGGTCTTGTGATCTAAGCGAGCAGTCTATCACACACTCGCAGAAATGTCAAGACCCCGCTGATAAGTTTTGCCAGGACTTGACAACACAAAAATATCAGTCTTTCTTATAAATACTGATTGGAAGATTGACAATATCTCTCAGGCATTCTATACTTACAAAGTCACACCAACGGAGTCAGTCTCATGTCAGTTCTTTACAGTCAGGCACAGAAGCAACGTTATAGAATCACGTTGGATATTGAAGTGATGGAAGATTTTGACCCACACCAGATTGATTGGGAGCAGTTATTTGAACTAGAAGGAACTGAGAGGGTAATTGACAGCTACGTAGAGGACCTGAGTAATCCTGTCCGTTGGTAATCGTGTGGTAGTTACTGACAGTTACTCTCTGGCAGTTTGTATAACTTAGCAGTCTTATATCGTGGGGGGTTGACATCAGTGTCCCTCCGTGATATGATGGCAGTGGGTATCAGTGAAACACAGTGTTTTGCGGGGGCGTTATTGGGGCGTTGTGCCGCGTGCCCCCGTATATAAAAACACCTAACTACCCTAACCTACAGAGGTGACAATTCGACCTTGATATATAATTCAAAAGTTGATTTCATATTTGTAAAAAAAATTTCCCGCAAAAAATTTTCATGGAAAAGGTTTATCACATCTATGCAAAGAAAGAATGTTTATATAATAATCTAAGTGAAGAACAATTTAATAATACATGGGAAACCCTCAAGGGAATGGTTGGTCTAATGAAGACTGATTATGAACTTGGGGATTTATCATATGAGGAGTGTATACGTCTCAGAGAATATAAGAGTGTGGGTATTACGAAAGAACCAGATGGTCACGATTCATACTAGAAGTAGAGAAAACCGATTTAGGTTTTCGATATTGACAGTATAGATATTAGTTGTTATAATTGAACTGAAGTAACTAACAGGTTATGGCAAAAGGATTTACAGTAAAGGCAAATGCCCCCAAACCCAAGAAGAAAGAGGAGTGGGACATTCCAGCAATTAAAGAAAGGATGAGAGGTAAGACAATTGTATTTTGTTTACCTGGACGTGGATGTTCTTTTACATTTTTAAAGAACTTTGTGCAACTATGTTTTGACATGGTACAGAATGGGATGAGTATTCAGATTAGTCAAGATTATTCATCGATGGTAAATTTTGCCCGCTGTAAGTGTCTTGGAGCAAATGTATTACGTGGACCCAATCAAGTTCCGTGGGATGGTAAATTAGAGTATGATTATCAGTTATGGATTGATAGTGATATTGTATTTGATGCTAATAAGTTCTGGCAGTTATGTGATCTAGCTGTACCTGAAGAAGGTGAAGAGCGTGGTATTTCTGCAGGATGGTATGCTACTGAAGATGGACATACAACATCTGTTGCACACTGGTTGGAAGAGGATGATTTCCGTAAGAATGGTGGAGTGATGAATCACGAAACTGTCGATTCCATTCAGAAGCGTCGGAAACCATTTACCGTTGATTATACAGGATTTGGGTGGGTATTAATTAAGAAGGGAGTATTTGAAAAAATGGAATACCCTTGGTTTGCTCCTAAGATGCAAGTCTTTGAGAGTGGAAATGTACAGGACATGTGTGGTGAGGATGTCTCATTCTGTCTTGATGCAAAAGAAATGGGATATGATATCTGGTGCGATCCTCGTATCAGGGTTGGTCACGAAAAAACTCGCGTTATCTGAGGTATAACAATTATGGCAATTATGAAAGGTGGCAGTTATGTTAAGGGTACTCCTAAAAAAACTCGCCAAGGACGCTCGCAGTATACATTATTATCCGCGACTTCTCGCAATAAAGCAAAGAAAAAGTATCGCGGACAGGGTAAATAGAATTAGTTACATTAGTTTATAATGGCTGCTTTAATTTGTAACCTTCCTTCTGTTGAAGTATGGGTTCGTAAAGAATATCTGACTGACCATCAATCTGGTCATGGTGAATTTGTAAAAGGCGTTTGGGTATCGTGTAAGTCGATACCTGGGCGCACTTTTTATTTTGAAACATACTTACCTGAGTATGCTGCTATGTACGATAAACTGCCTATCAGTGCGTTTGTGAGCGCCCCTGAGACGCCTAATCCTGATATGGACCTACCTAACCTACAATTCTGGAATTGTATGGATTACGGCGTTGTGGCTGTCACTAAGCAGTTTATTGGTTCAATGGATTATGAACTGTATACTCGTGACTTTGGTATTCAAAAAGGTACATACATCTGTACAATAGATAATTATCATCAGGATCCTGAGGTAGTTGATTACGCAACAAGTGAAAATCCAGCTGAACATAAGTCTCATAATCTGATTGAACTTGAAAATGGTCAATATGCACTGTATCCTAACAATAGAATGCGTATCTATGACAACAGTTTGACACCTGTTGAACCAAAAATGCCTGATTTTAAGGTTTCAACTCAATATTATCAAGTTGAAAATGGTTTTGAACGTCTTGGAATGGGTCGTGAAGACGAATATTTCTGGAAAACTGCAAAAGAACGCGAAAATTCATTTAAAAAAGAGGAAAATGACTCCGAATAACGACTTTTTAGACAATTTAGCTAATGATAACCATCAAAAAATGCTTCGTGAGATTGCAAATGATGATTTAACGCCCAAAAAACGTGATTCTGCTAAAGAAACTGAGTTTTTTGAAAGTGAGAGCAACCCTGAACCACTTTATGAGTAAAAAATTACATTAATACCTTAATAAATAAGATATAATCGCAGAATTCTTGTGCCTTTAGAAAGGGTAAGTCGAGGTTTTAAGGATATTAGCATGACTTTTCAGACTAACCCTCTGACAAGCGATGTTATTGTACTTAAAAATGAGAATGCAATTGCTCGTTCTATAAGAAATATTGTATTTACTATACCTGGTGAGAAATTTTTTGATGAAACTTTTGGTTCTAACATCAATCGATCACTTTTTGATAATATTGACGAAATATCATCATTAATAATTAAAGATCAAATTACAGAATCAATTGAAAGATTTGAACCAAGAGTAAAATTAGTAGAAGTAAAGATTTCTCCTGATTTTGATAACAATTCATTTGACGCAGTAATCACATATGAGATTATTGGTGCTGATATTCCACCACAAGAATTACAATTTGTCTTGCAGCAAACTAGGTAAACAATGCCACTAGCTAATTTTACAAACCTAGACTTTAGTCAGGTAAAAACTACACTTAGAGAATATTTAAAAGAAAACTCTAATTTTACTGATTATGACTTTGAAGGGTCTAACCTTTCAACCATACTTGATGTTTTGGCATATAACACCTATATTACTTCATACAATGCGAACATGGTCGCAAATGAAGTATTCATTGATAGTGCTACATTGAGAGAAAATGTAGTCTCTTTGGCAAGAAACATTGGATATTTACCAAAATCAAGAAAAGCAGCTACGGCTGTAATAAGTTTTTTCGTTGATACGACAAACATAACACCTACACCTAGTACGATTACTCTGAAAAAGGGTATTGTATCTACAAGTCAAGGATCTTTTGGCAGACAATCATATACTTTTTGCATATTAAATGACATAACTGTCCCAGTTCTGGATGGTATTGCATCATTTGATAATATTTCTGTTTACGAGGGAAGTCTTTTAACTTCAAACTTTACTTATAACTCAAGAACACCAAATCAAAAATTTATTTTAGACAATTCAGGAATTGATACTGACTTAATTACAGTTACTGTAAGACCAAATGAACAGTCAAATAGAAGTGTAAAATACAGTCGTCAAGATAGTTTATTTGATGTAAAATCTGATTCTAAAGTATACTACCTCCAAGAGGTTGAAGACGAAAGATATCAAGTATTTTTTGGAGATGGTATTTTTGGTAATAAATTACAGGATAATAATTTTATCACCGTTGATTATATCACTTCAAACGGTGATGCTGCAAACGGAGTGAATCAGTTTACTTTTGCAGGTAGATTTGTTTATACAAGAAATTCTCAGGAGTATACTGTAACTTCTGGAATATCACTTTTAACAACGGAAATATCTGCCTCTGGAGGTGAATCTATTGAAGGTGTTGAATCAATCAAAAAATTTGCACCAAGAATTTACGCATCACAAAATAGAGCACT